GTTATCACATTCCCAATAATCACGGTAAACGTCGAATGCTGCTAAAGGCTCGTAGGCAGTCAGCGCCATATTTACAACGTGCGACCTTGTGCCGTTGTTCTTCTCCAGGTATCTATCTATCAAATCAGAAAGTTTGCGGTCCATACTGATCGATACAGGAATAACTCCGCGTCTTTTCCTACCCATTTTTCTTTAACCTCCAATAACATTCTGTACATAGACAGGGTTCTGGTTTAGATACAAGTATCATATCTTCCCAAGCAATCAAAGCCTCTGGAGTAATCTCTTGGCGATCTCCACATAAATTACAATCTCTGTATTCCATTTTATCTCTCCGTCATTACCACTACAAACTACTATATAATATTATACTTGTATTTAGAATGTATAAGAAACACTATATCATAATATAATAACTAGAGTTCTACGTACCTATATTATATATATAATAGTAAAAACTATTACTTTAGGCCTAGCTTAGTGCTCTGTTTTGGCTGTTCCACCCCTATTTCGGGGCTGTTCTGTGTGTTTAGAAGCCCTTTCAGGCCACTTCTTTTCATTAACATCTCTGCAACCAACCCCATGATAGGGTTGTCTTTTGTTATTGCATTGATTGTACTCTGGCCTGTGGCCTCATCCATTTTTTTAGATGCTGCGCCCAGGGAACCAAAAAAAGAAGATTGAAAAGTTTCCAACATTCCATGAGTTCGTTCTTCAATCTCATCTACTATGGGTTCAAGGATTATTAATAAATCCTCATCACTCTCGGATGACTTCGCCCACTCAACCCATTTATCTTTTGATAATTTGGCAATAAAGTGGCTTATTCCAAAATAAAATAATGACCAGGCGATAAAGTAAAACAAAAGTTCTAATGCTGAAATAACCACTACAGGCCAAGACCCTGTTTTGCTCGTTCTAATGCTTTTTCTTTAGTATAAAGTGGGGCAATCCTTTCCAGGTATGTTGGTTTGGTAAGTTCGGCATCCTGTGCCAGTTTCAACAATGCAATTATAGCGCCTAAATTCATATTCCTCTATATCCAGGTATTTCGGCCCTTGCATATTCTTCATAACTTCCGTAAGGTGTCAAACCCTGTTCTCGCCTGGCTTTATTGATATCTACTACCGTTTGAAATTTTGTTAAAGACTCAGCTATAGGACTGGGCGCATCGGGATCTCTTTTCAATGGATTAAGGTCACTTAACCATGCGCCAATTTCAGGCACAGGATTTAGAAAGTCAAACACCTCGCCAATAGCGTCTTTAAAATCATCACCTAACGGACCAAGTTTGGCTTCTAATAACGGAATAAAAAGAGTCCCTAAACCTCCGAGTGCTAAAGCTGCGGTACCTGCGCCAATAACTTTTACTGCAGCAGGATTAGACAATATCGCCACCACATCATCGTGCTTCCGTTTAGCGCTAACCGCCACTTCTTCTGCTTTCGTTACCTTCTGGAGTGTAAACCCGTCGGGAATCAATGCATAGGGCATTTAGCGCCTCTTCTTGCGCCCTGCAGGGGTTTTCCTGAACGCTACCGCCATTTTCTTAAGATTTAGTTTACCGTTACGATATCGGAAACGTGGCTTCTTGGAATTCGCTTTAACGTATTTGTTCCAAGCACTAAGTTTACGCTTCTTTCCTTTCGTTGCTAAAAACTTGCTTTGTCTTTTACTTACTTCACCCTCATAAGATAAATCTAACCTCATTCCGCAACCAGGACAATACTTCATCGGCATTATTGCACTTCCTTTCCTTCAAGAACTACTGTCATAGATCCGTTAGGCCCTACAGCTATCATTTTCATTCCTGTATTGGGTGGAATTGTATAGTATAGATTGGGGAATTGGGGCCCGATACCTGAATTAATGATAATAAATTTGCTAACGTGGAGAGCTTCTTCATTGCCCTGAAGAGACCAGGACAAAACATCACCTGCAGAACATCCACTGTAATCAAATGATACATTAGTAACGACACTATAGTACCTATTGGGAGAGATAAAGTCCAGTAAGGTTGTACCACCTGCAGTCAAAAATTCTTGGCCGCTCCAGGCAAACATATGATCACCAAAGAAGTTAAGGCTCGGCCCCGTCGAAAGTGTCATTTGTAAAGTTGGCCCGTTAAACCGACTGTCCACACTCGTGAATCTGAATCAACAAGATTATCTAAAGATATTTTAACACCCGTTAATGGAGGTATTAATAGTGGAATAGGCCACGGGCCGATATTAACATGTCCCTGATTACCAAACAATGTGGAGAACACAATAACATCGTTAAAATAAATTTTAAATTCGTAATCTTCATTCTCTCCAGCTTTACTTCCTACTTGTATTTTAGCTTTAATATAGTCTTTTCCTGAAATAAAATCTAATAAATTAAGTTCCGTATTTGCTACAGAAACTTCACCACTGTAAGCATAACAATGGTTACCAAGATAATTTAATTCTTTACCAACCGAAGCTACATTTTGAGAATAACCAACGCCTTCAGGCATTGATAAATTTACTCGAACTGGATTGTGCAGCTTGCGTCAATTGTTGCTGCAGTTGTTACAGCTACTTGGATATCAAGGGTATTACCAGAAGTCACGCCCAAGGCGGTCTTTTCTTGTGTAACACAGTTAGCTACTCCAGTACCACCACTTGCGGCCTGAGCGATCGCTGGTCCCATGAACGTAGCGTCACCCTCTTGGAGTGCCGTACCCGTTAACTTGAAACCTGAACATAGATCTGCCCCAGTTCCAACGGTACTAACTCCCATTGATATAGAACTTATTTGCGATACTCCAGAAGGCACAACCAGGGAAAGCCCCGATGATGCAAACTGACTGGTCATGCTTTGAAACGATGTGGTCGCGCTTAGCGCTGCACTTGTTCTTGTTACTACTATGCTCATATTATGCCCTCACTTTGATTGGTCCCAAGGATGCCAATACTGGCGAACCACGGGATAATGCTTTAACTGCAACCTTGGCAACCATACTACCTATTAGAGTTTTTATGATTGCTTGCTTATTGGATTGAACCCCTTTTGATATAGTGCTCAAACCTGCATTAAGATTACCTGCTAAAAATGATTGTACTGCTGCGCCTGCATTTACTTGTGAAATTAAAGCGAGTGCAGTCCCAGTTTCTATTACGTTTATCCCAAAAGTTCTGGGAGCTCTTCTACGTCTGCTATTATTGCGCCTACGGACCATATCCCCTCTTAGGGGAATTGGCTACTTAACTGTTAATGCAATAAGCGAAGGTGCTCCCTTTGGATAACCCACAGTGCGATCATACCGCATTCTTCGCACTTTTCCGCCTTGGGGAGGTTCTGTTGGCGGCATTTTGGGTTATCACATTCCCAATAATCACGGTAAACGTCGAATGCTGCTAAAGGCTCGTAGGCAGTCAGCGCCATATTTACAACGTGCGACCTTGTGCCGTTGTTCTTCTCCAGGTATCTATCTATCAAATCAGAAAGTTTGCGGTCCAT